TCGCACGGAAGCTTCGCCGCTATGAAGTCGGCCCTGCGCACGATCTGGGTTGCTATGTCGGTATCGGTGATCTTCCCAAGTATCTGCTGGTCATACAGCGGAGTACCCGGCGGATATCTCTGTATAAGATCTTCCTTGAACGCAGCCGATGTATATCGGTTGTCCAGTGCCGATGCGTTGATTACGGCGTCCGGATGCTCACGGCACAAATTTATGAACCATGCATGTGACTGGTTCATGTTATCAGGGCTGGTAAAAAGCCTTATCTTTGGAACGTCGACCGTGCGTCCGCGTAGACGGTCACTGCCCCACTGGAAAAGACGCTCGTCTAAATACGATGCCTCATCCAGGATCATGCAGTGGCACTCTGATAGGCCCAAGATGCCTTCCGGATGCTCGGACGTCGTTCCGTATACGATGCCTTCCTTGCCTACGCGGATTTCCTTTGCGGTACGTGAATATTCATAGGGAACGTGCCATTCGGAAAGCCGCTGGATTACCTGGCCAAGAAGAACACGGTCTAGTGCAGTGAATGTCTGCGCACCGGCTATTATGCGTTTCTGCTTGACCAGCTGCATTGCGATGTAGATCGATGCCGCGTAAGTTTTTCCACTGGACTAGGATACCCCACAGCAAGCGATGAGCAATTTCTCATCATCCCGCTGAAGCATTTCCATTTGGAATGGCATCAGTTCGACTTGCATATGGGGCATTCTCCAGGCTTGTGCCAACGGCGATGACCGTCCGGACACTTGTGATAGGTTTCACCAAGGGCATAATGCTTATCGGCGTATCGACGAGCACTAGCTATTTTACGTTCACGGAAGCCGTCATGGTTACATGCGTACTTTACGTGCTCACGCTCTGTAGGCGACAAGCACAATTCGGGGTCGATTCCAAGTTCGTCGTACAGTTTTATGACCTTTCCAGTATTCCGGTTCTGCTCTGCATGCGTAGCCCATCTTAGATTGTCTTTGCAGTTGTTCTGCCGATTCCTATCTATATGGTCTACTGTAGGTTTATTGTCCGGATTCGGCACAAAAGCTTCGGCGATGGCAATATGCACCATTTTGCATTTGGAACCGCCTCTATCCGGTTTTGAACCGTAACAGAACTCAACGTAGTTGTCTTTACGGTGTTTTAGCTTACATTCAACAATTACTGGCTCATGCGAATGACCGGGGCGAAATACGCGACCATCATCCATGACCCAGCGATTGTACTGGGGCATCCACTTCATACAAGCCATGATTAAACCTTCTGTTCTGGGAGCACGAATTCGATCTTTGCCGTTACGTCGGACTTGTTGTCCGTGGTTGCGTCGACCTTGATCTTCTGTACGGCATCTTCGCTTGAAGCATAGTCGACGCCGATAATCTTGATTGCCTTCTCGACAACGGACATGGCATCCGGATTCAGCGACTTCAACGCCTTTACAAAGTATTTCTCGATGCCTTCCTTCATGGCTGCTTCGAGAATGCTGTTGCGCATCTTCTGCCTTGTCATTCTGGCCTGTATTCCGCGCTCCGACATTTCCTTGGCATTTTCCTTGGTAAATGGAGTAAGGTTGCCGCCTTCAGCTTTCGTGCGCTGTGCCGGTGTCTTCTTCTTGAACTCGTGCTTCTTTTCCTTGGGCTTCACTTCGAGAAGCTTTTCTATGTCTTTTTCTTCAGTATTGGCCATAAGATCCATCCTACCCGGTTAAGCACCGGATTGCTTATACTTTGAATAAGTATCGCCGGTTGGTCTACTTATTTCTAGTCGTTAGAAATAGGAGCAGAAATGATAGTACGCGATATGATCAAGGAAGCCGCTACCCGTGCAGGGATCGTCCCAAGACGCCAGCCGGTACCCGGTGCAATCCAGGAGACGGCGCTCCAGCTGCTCCATGCGGCTGTAAGTACGTACAACAACGACGATTTTTTGAGCTGGACTGAAAACAGCATCGATCTTCCGGGCAAGCCGCTTATCCACATCTATGACCAGGTGGACACTTTCGCCGGAGATTTCAACCGCTACTTCAAGACGGTAGACGAAATGAACAGCCCGCTCAACATCCCTACTGCCGATGACGTCGCGAATGACGTATATGCAGTTGTGACAAGCGACCCGGCCGTGTTCTACAAGGCTACCGATTCAATGCCAGCACCGGTATGGGAAGCAGTCGAGCTGGACGAGTTTGACCCTAGACGCCAGCAGATGGAAAAGTACTGCAGGGCTTACCACATGAACCTGAAGCATGTAAGCAAGATCAAGTCGCTCATGCTCAAGAACAACGTCAACCAGTCGTTTGAACTCCACTTCGAGCCGCATTCGAAATTCGATTCCTTTGTCATGAACGAGCCGGTGTGGACATTCGTCGAGCGTGGCCAGGGCGAATGGATCATCAAGATCAAGCCGTATGTTGTAAACACTGCAAACAAGCTCACGATGGACTACAACCGTGCCGTCGAATTCGATATCGACACGGACATGCGCGTGCCGGATGTCTACGTGGAACTGCTTATCGCCACGTTGACACTGAAGCTTGCAAAGAAGTTCCCAAGACTGGACGATGCACATATACAGCGCCTTGAAGATGACGTGCGTGACCTTATCAACAATGTCCGTACGCCGAAGGCCGATGCAAAGCTCATATTGCGCGATGCGGACACTTCCACCAACAGGCATTCGTATTACGGCGTCATCACTGGCCGCTGCCTATTCTAAGGAGTCCGTATGGCAAACCGTTGCACACTGATCCAGAATATATGCGGTTCAGTAAGCCGATCCAACATGGTTAAGGTCGGCCTTTCGGATTCGGTAAACCTCTACCCGGAAACGCAGAACCCCACCGAGCACTCCACACAGCTGATCATGCGTTCTATAGCTGGTTGTAAGAAATTTGTAAGCTATGAGCTGGACGGCCCCTGCCGTGGCATGTATCGAGTGTCCACCGGGATAGACGGACAGCCCACGCTGTACGCCGTTTTCGGCTCGAAACTGTACATCATAGGCAAGAACGGCTCCGCATATGCCGTGGCTTCCATCCCCACAAGCGGAACCGAAGTCCGCATGTGCGAAACCCAGGGATACGGAGCAAGCCATCCGCACTTGCTGATGGTTGATGGTACAAACTGCTATGCGGTGGACGTGACTCTACCGATATCCATGCAGATGGCCGACTTCAGGTTGATCGAGCTTCCGGTCAAGGTAAACGACCGCTATACACGGATCCACCCGACCCACGTCGCCTACCTTTATGGCTATGCGGTCATCAACGATGCCGGTACTGACGCTACCTACGTGAGCTACCAGTACCCGTTCCTCCAGCCGACCGACGGAGACCAGATCGACTATGACATCTGGCGCCTTTCCAGCACGGATGGCCTTGGCTATATCCAGTACGCCGAATGGTGCCAGGACAACACGACCGCGCTCTGCTCTAACAACTCGAAGCTGTATACATTCGGCCCAAGGAGCTTCCAGTGCTGGAGCTATACACAGGACAAGAACATGCCGCTGTCATCGCCGGACAATGCCGCTGCCAATATCGGCCTGAAGGCTATCAACTCGCTGTGCATTCTCGGCACAAGCGTGCTGTTCCTTGGTTCATCCGATATCGGAGAGAATGCGGTGTACATGCTGTCCGATACGACACCTAAGCGTGTATCCACTTCGGACATTGAACGTGAACTGTCCATGATGGTGAATGCGGAGAATGCATATGCGTCACTGTGGCAAGAACACCGGCACGTGTTCTATTCGCTGACATTCGAGGACAGCCACTTGACCTACGTGTACGACGTGACTGAAAACATGTGGCACCGCAGGGCCAGCTTCGACATCAGGAAAAACCTGGACTACTGGCGCTACAGCCATGCCACTTTTGCTTATGGCAAGACGATGGTGGCAAGCGGCAATAACCTTTGCTGCATGGATGAAAATGTCTACGAAGAGCATGACGGGATGCCGATATTCAAGATGCGCCGTGGTGGCTGCATTACCAGCAATGACCAGCCGTTCTTTGTCGATTCTGCCGAGATCGTTGTGAACAACGGCCAGCAGCAGGGCGACCTGTTCAACCTGATCGACGGTGAACTGAAGCAGCCGGGCGATACCGACCTCAACCCAAGGATATCCGTGCGGTACTCGTGGGATGGCGGCAACTGGAGCGACTACGAAGACTACTACCTTGGCAAGATCGGCGAATATGCATGGAGCACGGTCATATGGGAAATGGGCATGGGCCGTTACCTGACTGTTGAAGTCAGTACAAGCGAGAAGATCCCGTTCTGCATCCAGCAATTCAAGATGGCATGGGAACAGGGAGCCGATTTCTAGGAGGCAGCATGATAGCGCACAACATGGAAATGGTACGGTTCAGCCTTGAAAACCCCAACATGGAAGGCTTGAAGGGACGTTATGGTTTCCTTGGTGAGTCATGGGGATCCGTTACAGTCATAAAGAACATTGTACACGTTATTGCGTACAAGGGAGCAAAGGTGACTGATTACTTATTACCTGATGTATACGACGGCTTCCTTGTTTGTTCAGATGGGACTACAGTGGCAGTCAACGATTCAAAACTTTCACTTGACCTTGGCGCAGATGTTTCCGCACAAGGCATAATGCAGCTAAAAGCTGTAAATTAGGAGTAAAATATGCAGTGGGTTGAGCTACCACATGGAAATAAGCTGAACGGACTGACATTCATTGCAGTGTCGGACACCGGGATGTTGCTGCGCAAGAACGGAGAGATCGTACCAAGTACGTACCGCCATATAGTCTCTGGAAATCGCCGTATCTATAGGATTATCGCTGATAATTTCCTTATTACAGTCAGACGTCCAGACCAGGTATGTGTAGACCACATTACGCACAGCCCCGTCGGAATGAACATAAATGACGTACGTAACTTGCGCTGGTGTACTGCTAAGGAGAATCGCGGTTTCCCCGAAGCCGTCGAAAACAACTCTAAATCACACAAAGGTCAGACTGCTTGGAATAAAAGCTTATCTGGAAACGAATACACACAACATTACAAAACCGGTTCTGTCTGGAACAAGGGCCTTACCGGCGTGGATTATGTCAAACACTTTAAAGATGGTGTTAAAAATCAATACACCAAAGGAGAATAGCCATGGCACCAGCTATAGCAGCCGCCGCCATCATGGCTGGCGCATCCCTGCTCGGAAACGCAATGCAGTCGGCCAACGATGCCGATGCACGTGCCGAAGCCAGAGCTTCACTTCGTGCCGGTAAGTCCAGCACCGATTCACTGTATTCCAAGATGATGGGCAACATCGACCAGTACTACAACGACCGTGGCAGTATGGGAACTTCTTCCGACGTCGATGCCTACAAAAACCTAATCGCCGGTTACAGCCCGGATGCGTACACATATACGCCGGGCAAGTTTGATCTTGAGTACAACAAGACCGCCGAGCAGTTCATGAATCCGTACCGTGACCAGATCATCCAGGATACTGCGGAACAGCTCCAGCACACGGCTGCCGGAAGTGGCCTTGGCTGGGGTACCGGTGCTGCCTATTCGATCGCCAAGGAAGTTGCCGAAAAAAACCGTGAGCTGTATAACGATGCATACGACCGTTATACCGATGACCGCAACTTCGCCTACAACAAGTACAATGACTACATACAAAATATGCAGAATGCACTTGCACAGAAGCGTGCTGCAATGGATACAAAGGTCGCCCTTACCGGAAACCTTGCGAATGACTACTACAACACGATGGATTCGCGCCAGAGCGATTACCTGAAGGCGATGCAAGACAGGGCTTCCGCCAACATCAGCTACGACACTGCGATGGCTGGCATCTAAAAGGAGTAATTTATGGCAGGGATTTATAACAGGGACAACATTGGTTCCATGCTCATGACCGGGCTTGAAAATGCTTTGCGCCGTCGCAATGAACGTACCAAGACGGAAAATGCACGTACTGCCGACAGCATCAAGGCCATCAACAGCTTTGTGAAGTCGGTCGGCTATGCCGGTGATGACGACCTTGACGATAAGCTTAAACAGCTACAGATGGAAAGGCTGGCGGCACAGAAGGCACAGGAAGACGCCAACCAGGCAGTGCTCGATGCAAATGAACGCAGCTTGGTTGCTGAACAGAATATGGATGGTTACAAGCCGTTGATGAAAAGTTATCCGGACCCGATGCGTTACTATGAGGCTGTCGGAACGCCGACGGACATGAACCAGTACGATGCGGCACTTGGTATGACCGGGTACTACCATCCGAATATCACGCTTCCGCGCTACACCGGAAACCGCTCGATGCGAAATCCGGAACAGGGTCGCATACCACGGTTTTACCTTGATGAACAAGGTCGCATACCACAGATTTACCTTGACGCCATGTTAAAGCATGGGGAAGGAGTTTACTAATGCCTAGAAGTATTGAAGAAATCGATCAGGACATCGCCAATGTCCAGAGCCAGATAGCCATGCGCAATGCGCTTGGCTACAAGCATGCACGTGCGCGTGCGATTCTAGACCATGATGTATCCAGCCTAGACCGTATCTACAGCGCCATGAACGCGGCTGAACAGAACGAGCGTAACAGGGATAACATGCTTATACTGGCAGCGTTAAACAAGGGCGAGGCAGAAGCAGAACGTAAGCGGAAGGAAGCCGAAGCAAAGGAACTCAAAATTATTCAGGCACGCCCAGAATACATGAATATTCAAAAGCAGATGCTTGATGCAGTAGATTCCGGCAATCTTGTTGAGGCCGCGATATACCAGAAGCAGCTAGATGGATTCAATCAGCAGTACGGCAACATCTTTGGTGGCGATTCAAATGCCCTGATTGAAGCACGTAAGACTGCGTTGAACGAAAAGAAAAAGCGTGAAGCTGAAGAATCGAAGCGCAGATTGCGTGTTGCCGGTTTTACCTCTACTTTGCCAACTACGTTCAAAAAGGATGCCGAGAAAACGGCTTGGTATTCCAAGATTATGGAGAACCCAGATCTTACTGATGACGAAAAGGCCGATGAGATTAAACGCATCCGTGAAATAAAGTCCGGTAAGACAAAGACAAATGAATCCATACAAGGTGCCGTTGCATCCGGAGCCGCCGATGATGTAAAGAAGGCCAAGGAAGAGCGCGAAGAGGGCATTAAGCTTGCAAAGAGAGCGAAAGAAAAACAATCAAAGGGATACAAATTACTCAAGAAAGAGCAAGATGCGCTGGACAAATATGGAAGCGAGGTAAAGTAATGACTATCGAAGAATTCCTTGACGAAAACGTCTACAACCTTACTCCGGAAGAATACAATGCCGCATTGACTGATCTAGACAGTCTTGATGTAAAGTCTTGGGTCAACAAGTATGCTCCGTTGATGATGGAAAAGACTGCTGGATGGAATGACGTCGCAGAAGTAAAGCAGTCAAAGCCATTGGCAGAACGCATTGCAAGCGCATTCAAAGATGTTAAGTTTGCTCCCGGCGCAAGCTACCTGAACGATGTTTATGCATCCGACTTTAGCGATGTGCCAAGGGAACAATTCGATGAAAATCTAGCAAAGATGAAGCAGTACTACGATGCTGAAGTCAAGGCGCAAAACGATGCTTATTTGAAGGAACTTCGCAAACGTGAAGTAAAGGATTGGCTTCTAAAGGGTATACTGACGTCCGATTACGAAAAGCAGCGCTATATCGATGACCCGGAATCTGCACTGTTTGGTGAACAGTCACCGTCGTTGGGTTCTGCTAAAAACACTCGGTGGGGTTCCTTGGCCGACCTTGTATCAGGCACAGCTGGTGCCGCAGCCGACATGATACCTGGATGGGGCGGTGTTTTAGCTGGCCCGGGTATCCGTGCAGTGCGTGATGTTGCCCATAAGGTATCTGACAGTCCATATCAAAAGGACTGGAAAGATATTGCTACCGATGTGGGGGCTGACATGGGTCTATCTGCCAGTACGGTATTCTTGCCTAACTTTAGGACGCAGATCCGAATGGGTAAAGGCGGTCTGTTCCCGAAGAATGTGATGGAGAATATCAAGTTTTTCGACGATGCTGCTGAATCGATAGGCCAAATAGACAACTTGCTGAATATTACCAAGCAAGAAGGCAAACCCAAATCAGCCATCCTGGGTGAACTAAAAGATGCGTATTACGCCCTGCCAGATGGATTTGTTAAGCAAATTCTTGCTGGAGAATTCGAGAAATCCAAGGTGAACCTAAACAAGGTTAAGAGTCTTCTTATGCACGAAGGTCTCAGCATACAAAATAGCGGTCTTGCGTTTGAAGATATAAAAAAGGCACTCAACGAAGGGACGTTCAGTGGCACAAAGACGACAATCAAGAATGGCGGAACTCCTGTCGTTGAAGTCATTAGGGACAACAATGCACCAAACTTTCCGTTGACTCCATGGCTAAAACGCGTAGATGCCCTGCCCACATTAACTCCATTCGAAGAGAAGGTGGTAAAGCCAGTTGTCGATGTAGCGTCAGATGTGTTTACCACTAACACCGGAAATATGGTGCTTCAAGCAATAAAGACTGGTTCTGGAATCAGGTCGCCTAAGGGAGCAAAGCGTGTGCGTACCGATGAAGAACAAGATCAGATAAATGCCATAAAGGATTCTGAAGCACGATTCTGGGAAGCCGGATTCAAGCCAAACAAGGTGCCAGGTGATCCGTTGTGGGAAGCTTATTCGGAATGGGATGAAGATAAGCGAAGAAAAGACGCAATTAAAAACTCTCTAATCAGCGGGAGAAAGTAATATGAACAGAAACTGGGATAATCGCGACCGCTACTATGACCTCAACGGAAATCCGCTGCAGGGCTGTATCGAATTCTTTATCCGTGGCACCAACACCAAGGCTGTCATCTATGATGCCGACGGTGTTGCCCTTGCAAATCCGCAGCTGACCGACCAGCTGGGCAGAACCGACCACCAGGTTTTCATCAACGATGACGTCACTGCATATGTCTACAAGTACGTGGGCAATGGACGGTTTGGCAATATCGAAGAAGAGTCCGTCGACACTTCCGCATATGACCTTGACCAGAACGACAATCCGACTCAGTACCTGTGGGCATTGCAGTACACGGTAGACTCAAAGATGGATGCGACATCAATCGTGAGCACGGATGCAGCCCCTGCCGTAATGACCATGTCCGCATTGCGTGCATTGATCCCGGCAGAAGTGCCGACTACCAGCCGTGTAAAGATCGTTTCGCTGCACGGCTATTACGAGGCCGGTGACAAGGAAGCTGTCTATTACATCTGGGATTCCGAATCCGATGCCACCGATGACAACGGTTCCGTTATCAAGGCGAATTCACAGCTGCATGGCCGCTGGATACTTGTCCAGCCAGCCGGATTCTGTGACTCGCGCCATTTCGGCGTGTTCCCGCAGATTTCCAGCGGAGAGTTTGTAGACCACACGACCGGAATCGGACAGCTTATCAGCTACTGCAACAGCAAGGGAATTTCTCCGCTGTTCAACGGTTCCATAGAAAAGCCATACTTTATCTACAACTTCCTGACAGTTTCTTCAAGGAACCCGATAGTTGTTTCACGTGGAACACAGTTTGTTGACAAGCAGCACAGCCAGTTCTACGGTGAATGGGATGGCGACCCGAAGTTTGTCAATGCGCTTACGAAAGTGTCATGTTCTGTCATCAAGGCGAGCTGGAACTTCGAGGATGCGATCACGTATGAAAAGGTCTACATAGACGATACATGCCCACTGGCCACTATCCGCGATGCTGACGTGGTCGTGTCCGTGCCGACATCCGGCAAGACGTTCATCAATTGCCAGATAGTCTCAGACGGGAAGCTGGCCGACAATGAATTCCAGAACTGCGTGCTCCGTGCATCCATGTTTACCAGTGAGTCAATCAGTCCGGTAATCGACGATGCATGTACTATCCAGCCGCTAGACTTTGCCGACCGCATGGATCTGTGGTGCTACATGCGTAGCCAGCAGTCCGACCCGGTCATCGACGTGTGCATGCAGACACTGGATTCTTCTTGCGATATCTCACTGGACGGCATCTTCATCAAGAACGCACTGTTCAATGGCTTCACGCATGACGCCACCGTGTCTATCGGCTTCGAATGCTGCCGTGGCTCGATTACCTTGAACGCACTTGGCAACTTTGCAATGACTGCCGAAGATTCCGAATTGACCGTCACGTTTACCGGCACTGGCGAAGCAGGTATCGGCTACCAGCCAGCGGTCGTCTTGCGCAACAGCACTTGCGGCTTCGTGAACCAGCTTTCCTACTTCAGCTCTTTCGGCGCAGTAGGTTCTGAAATGAGCGGAAACGGCATCTTGGTCAACGGCGATATCGCAATGGACAACTGCGAAGTAGGCATCCCGATGACAGTGCGTGGCAAGTATACTGCAAGGTACTGCACGATTGCAAGCAACGTATTGCACTATACGGTCACGTCCACTGCACAGGTGGAAATGATCCACGATACGCTGAAGGCATATTACACCTTGACGCCGTCTGTTGCCGGTACTGTAGTCAACGCAATCTGGTCTAACAACTACTCCACGGTAGATGAACCGATCGTGCTTGAGCGCACCAACCTGGACCCGATCGACAGCCACCATGACTACGTGTATGATGGGAACAGTGGCGGATTCATTCCGTACAGCACTAGCATTACGCGTGAATACACTATCCACCACGTGACTTATGGCTACAACTACGCCACCGATCCGTATACGCTGTTCCAGACCACGCTGGGTTCTACTGCTTCGAGCGGTGCATTCTGCTGGTTCGGCCAGCTATATCCATGCTATGACCTTACGTCATATTTTGACAAGGTCAAGATGTTCCGCGTGGGTATCGACCGTTTCCGTATCAATGCACGCATGACCACGGTGCCGAGTGTGTTAATGAATTCCGGCAGCAGCTACGAATACGCAATGAGCGTGCCTACCGAGGCAAATCTTGGCGCGTACTGGGAGAACGGCAGCACATTCGCCATCCGTCCGTGGTATGACGACCCTACTGCGGAGAACCTCGCATGGACAGGCGCCAGCCCTTGCATCTTGAAGGGAAGCCGTACATTTGGTGGACAGGAGCATCCGGCACCTAGCTTCGTGGACTACCATGTGAACCTTGAAATCACGTTTGAGTGCATGGACAAGCGTTTGAAGTAATTTAGACTGAAAGGAAAAATTTATATGGAAAATACAGAAATTATCCAGCAGTGCAATGAATTCCTTGGCAGATCCAGCCGACGCTATTCATCCACGTTGTCCCGTGCCACAAGCGACATGAACCGTTATTCCGGCCAGTTCTGGGATGACGATTTCAAGAAGCAGTACCGCACTGGCGAAAACCGCATCTACCTGACGCTCAACAACTGGAACGTTATATGCAATGCGATTGCAAGCCCGATGAGCGCATCGCCTTGGCACACCGAGCTTAAAGACCGTACTGGCGAAAACAGCCAGATCCAGGACGCCATCGACACTATCGAGGCCAGAAATGACGTCAAGTCTTCCTATCTGGACGCATTCCGCAAGTGCGTATTGAGCGGATGCGGTTTCGTGGTCGTATCTACCGACCTTGATGAACTGACCGGCGAGCCGATCATCACGCTCGAAAGTGTAAAGCACTTGAAGAGCGTTGCCCTAGACCCTAACGTGAATACGGTCGACGGAAGCGATGCGGAAGAAGGTGCAATCATCAACTTTATCGGACTCCGCAAGGCACGCCGTCTTTATGGCGACGACGTTGCGCCGTTTGATTTCCCTCGCACCGCACCTTTACTGAATCTGTCCGGACTTCAACAGTGGGGCTGTCCTGAAGACCAGATAGCCATCGTGTCGTATTACACAAAGGAGAACGACGGCGTCCATTATTACAAAATCTGCGGCAACAAGGTGGTTGAAGACAACATCTTGCCGATAAAGTACATTCCGATCATCCGCTTTGCCGGTAATGAAATCTACGAAGGAAACGAAATCAACTATGACGGCATCGTGCGCCAGACCATAGACCTTGAACTTGGTGCCAACCAGGCATATTCGACCTTGATCGAGCGCTGTGGCCGTAGCGTAAAGGCATCCTACCTGATGCACGTCAGTGCTGCCGACGGCACGGAAAAGTCCGTAGCCAATGCAAACAAGTCGGATTCCGCCGTCGTGTTCTGGGCTGGTGAACATGAACCAAAGCCGATCATAGAGTCTTTCCAGACGGGTGACCTCCAGTCCGTCATCACCACGACCAGAACATTGATGGAAGATGTTGTGGGTGTGCCTTTGACCGGCATTCCGGGCCAGACTCCGGAAAAGACGGCTACTGAAATCCTCCGCCAGCAGACCAGCAAGGAAAGCAACACTGCCAACTACTTCAACAATGCGTTTACGGCTACCAACACGATTGCGAAGCTGTTCATCGAGCTGTTGACTGGCGGAAACGACTTGCGCTACAGCCTCGAAAACGGCCCTAGCGTAATTACACGCAACATGAAAAACCGCCAGATTCTTACGGCTCTTGCCTCCATTTGCCCTGATGAAATGAAGGGCTTGCTGGCCGTATACTTTGCCAAGACGATTGAAGACGATGTCGGTAAGTCGGTAACGGCCAACTTCATTGCAAACCTTCCGCCTTCCATTCGCTATATGGGCGAGCAATCCAACGCAGATCCGGTTGCACTGCACCAGCTTGAACAGATGCGTGTTACGCTTGATGGTGCAATGGGTCAGCTGGATGAAGTCATGGCTCAGAATGCAGATTTGCAGAAGCAACTTGATGCGGCCAACATGTCATTGCTTGAAGGCCGTGAAGAGCGCATCTTGAAGTGGAACATTGAGGAAATGAAAGAGCAGAACCGCATGGCACTCGAAGTAGCCAAGTTGCAGCAGTCCGGTGCCGTTGACGCAAGCAAGCTCCAGCTTGAATCTGCAAAGATCATCCAGCAAGCCGAAAAGGATCAGATGGAGGCTATGCAAGAATCGGATAGGCAGCTTCTTGAAATGCGTAAGCAAGCTGGTGCAGAACAGAAGGCTTACCAAGACGGTGAAGACTCTGGCTACAACCAAGGCGTCAGCGATGGCGTCGATGCTGCGTACGGTAGACCATGATCCAGTTCAATCTATCAAATGCACAAGGCAATGCAGTCAACTGGGCTAACCGGTTGGCTGCAAGACGCCAAACGGAAGAACAGCGCAATGCCGTATTCCGCAAATACCAGGCCATGGTCGGAACTATCTTCCGTGACAACTACATGGCTAGGCAAACGGCCATTGCTGAACTTGGCAACCCGGAGCTGACGCCGGAATACTGGGATGAAGATCTGGTTCCAAGGAAACCGCTGAACCTGTCGTCTTCGATGCTTGCCAGCATCCGCCCTGCAATGGGCGGTGCCTTTGTCACTTACCACAGCAACCCTTCCAAGCAATACTGGCAGCCGGGTGCCGGCACTACGGCAGCTACTGCAAAGCGGATCGAGAGCCTTCTGCTGAGTCCGGACATTGGCAAGATGTTCCGTCAGCGTGGCGGGATTTAATCTTGTTGTAGTGTTTATTGGCAGCTTCACGTTGGCGTTGGCGGTAAGCCTCCAATTCAGGGCCGGTTAAGCTGGCCCTGAATTCTTTTTGCTTTTGAAGAATTTCGTCACGGTGCTTGGTATAATAATCACGGTATCGAAAGTGGTCGTAAACACGCTTGTCTTCGCATCGCCTAACGCCATATTTCATACGGTTGATAACAGTGCCGCTATTCTCTGTTTGCTCCTTGTATGTAGCCCAGCGGAGGTTACAGATAGGCGATACCATGTTATTTGATGGGTTGCGGTCTATATGGTCGACCGTGGGCTTGTGTTCTGGGTTAGGGATGAAACATTCTGCGATTAACCTATGAACAAATTTTTGTGTTCCATGGCCCTTTCTCCATGTTCCTAACCCAATATAGTAGTATCCTTTTCTTTTTTGTTTAGTGCCGGGTGTCCACTCATATGGCTGCCCTTTCTTATGTGTGTTGTGTCTAAACACCCAGCCGTCTTCACGGCACAGAATACCGTGGACTGGATGCTTTATAGCGAGTTTACCGGATAGTGTTGAACAGATCATGCGCACAATATAGAAAAATTAAAATGGTCGTGGCTACTTATTCATTGCATGTGGCGGTAAAACGCACCGCCAGTGCAGTTTAAGCGTTTTTCTATAAGGAGTGGCAATGTTATCCACCGAGCAAGCTTTGAAGTATCTGGAAGAGAAGCACAAGGCAGAAGCCGAGTCCGCACAACCCGCAGCAGAACCTGGTGAAGAACCGAAAGATAAGCAACCGGAATCCGAAAGCCGTGAGGAAGTTCCTCACGAAGAACCGAAAGGCGAAACGGAATCGACGGTAGCTGAGAAGGAACCGGAACAGCTGAAGGCTGAAGAACAGCCAAAGGAAGAAAAGGAACCGGAACAGCAGAACAAGAAGGAAGACAAGCCAAGCAAGGTTTATTCCCATGAAGAACGTGTAAAGCATTCATTCGCACGTGAAAAGGAACGTCGCAAGAATGCAGAACGCGAGAACAAGGCGTTGAAGTCAAGAAACGAAGAGCTTGAAAAGGAACTTGAAAAGTACAAGGGACTTACGCTTGAAGATTTTGGCAACAAGGTCGAGGACTATACCGACTACAGGCTGCGCGAGCAGTCCATGCGGAACGAGATCGAGCAGAACAAGCGCCAGATCGAGTCAAGCGAAGCGGAAATGGCCAGAATCGAGAATGAACGGCGTGTAAATCTTTCCTTCGAAACGGATGCCGAAAAGGAAGAATACTACGAGTTGCTGGAAGACCGTGGCAAGGATTTCGAGAAGAACCTTTCCATCTACGACCCGGATCACGTGGTGCTCAATTACCTTGGCAACTGTGAACAGTATCCGAAAGTGCTGAAGGTCTTGATGACCGACATGAAGGCGCTCGGCTATGTGTTCCAGGATGCAAACCCCAACAATAGACAGGCACGTTTGCATTCACTTGCCATGTATGTGATCAACGGCAATCCGAAGCAAGAGGCTTTGCCTCAAGAAACCAAGGCGCCTGAACAGCCCAAGAAGGCGATGCCGGTGATCGGCAAGCAAGTAACGGCAAGCTCGGCACCTAGACCGCCTGTGCATGACCATGAGTACTGGAACAACTACCTAAAGATGCACAAGCACTGATAACAGTTAACTATTCCAAAAGGAAAACAAATTATGCCATATCAATCTGGTTTTCAGACCAACAATCGAGTCGAGCTCATCGCTCTCCGTGCTGCCGAAGCAGCTAACTATCTCCGTATCGGTTCCAAGAAATACTTCAAGGAACAGCTGGCCGGTCGCCGTGCAGGAAATGTCTACGGCTTCGTAGTAAAGGATGCTGGTGTTTACCAGGAAGGTATCGACCTTACCAACGGTGCAGTCGATGCATATTCCGGCAACACCGGCAAGGGTGCTTCCAAGCTTCAGGAACGCAAGGTCAAGAAGCAGCTCAAGGTGGGCAACGTGCTCATCGAAACCAACATGTTGAACAAGGTTATCGATGTCGACTGGGATGACGAAATTGCTATTCCGCAGTCGAAGAAGCTCATCAACGGCGTTGTCCGTTCTGCCGTGGATGCCGACCTTGGCTTCCAGAACACCGCATTCGTCGGTGTGGGTTTCCAGCCGCTCTTCAAGGGCCAGAACTTCCTAAAGTCCGTTACGGACAGCAAGCTCTACGGCTTTACCAACCCGATGGTGAACAGCGTGCTTTCCAGCAACGGCCAGGCTTTTGACCCGGCTGAATCCGACAACGAATTCTCCAATGCTGGCCTTATGGGCAAGCTTTCGGATGTCGAATACAGAGCAAACCAGTTCATGCCGATGGTGTCCGTCGACGATGCACTTGTCACTGCATTCAACTCTCTCAGCGGCATCACCTACACTGCCGGTTCCGAAGATTCCGACGATGCAACAATCACGCTTGGTGGCGTGAACGCAGTCGTACCGAAGGGCTTCGTGTTCTGGATCAAGGGCGTCTATGCAGCTGACTTGGTCGGTGACAAGACTTCCGCCCTTAAGGCATTCATCGCAGCCGAAGACGGAACTATTTCCAGCGGCGACGCAGTGATCAAGATCCGTCCGATCTACTTCGCTGGCGAAGGTACCAAGGAAGTTGTCAAGAAAGATGGCACTGCATTCGGCGCAACCGAAGCTGCTGCACGTACTGCTTTCAACTCCGCATTCGCATCTGCAACGATTGCCGACATCAACATTCTCCCGGCTGGTGACTACTTTGGTGGTTTCATCCGTGCTGATGGTGCAATGGAATTCGAGTCGCTCAAGGAACTCGACGCATCCAACGCCGACACCAAGACGGAAACTGTTGAAGGTCTTACGGTCATCGAAAACCGCGCAGTCGATACGCTTAAGGGCAGCAACTTCACCCGTTGGTCTACTGTTACCATTTCCGGTATTGTGGATCCGCGCTGCGTGACTTACGTCCTTGTACGTGATAGTGTTATTAACCAGGTTCGCACTAACGCTTAATCATAATACTCTCCTTAGTTAAGCAAGGCCCTCAGAAGCGATTCTGGGGGCTTTTTTGTGTCCAGTGGTAGGGGGTTACTAGGGTCTTGTGCAAATACGGCTTTCTAGGTGCCAAAGAAGTGCAAAGAACGCCATCAGTCCCTATTGCCGATGAGCAAACCGATGATGTATCCAATCAAGTATTCAAACATATTATGCATTCCCTTGAGCCAAGCATGAAATGTCCGATGATGCGATGGCTTCTGCCAGTGATTCCTTGCACCTAATGATCTCTGAATCAAGCCATCCATGAACTCCAAACATCCAGCCACGCACATGTTCAGCAATAGCATCGATATCTATAGCGCTAGAATCTTTTACAAAGCTGCAAATTTCGCCAAACTTGTTGACGGCCTCTTGCATAATCATTTTTGCGATCAAGTCGATATCATCGTCCAAGTCATCGGCTGTGTATTCGGTTTCCCCTTCTTCGCGTTCAAGGTTCATTCTCTTGAGCTGGATGTCGGCCAGCTTGTTCAGCTTGGCTAGAATGGTGGCAGTCGAAAGGCGACCATCGAATATTTCTTTAACGACAGCGCTGGAAAGCTGTTCTATGGCATTGTCCACGACTTCTTTTTTGCAAGTGCCAGGTTCAAATACTTGGGCGTGGTTAATGGCGTTTTCGAAGATTTCTCGCGTGATGATCATGTGCTAATTCCTTTGCCCAGCAGGGCGGTTTATGTTTCTGTACCAAATATACACAATTATACACACGCCGTCAAGGGGAGGCTGTTGAATACAGTGTTAAAAGAAGTTTACAAAGCGGTTACACCGGTTACACCTGGTTACACCTATTTTTCGCAAGGTGTAACCGCCGCAATCCCTTGTGGCTGTAAGGCTAGATTAATATTGGTTACATGGTTACACTTCTTCTCTTTAAAAATTAGATAGAAAAAAAATTATATATATACAGTATACAAGAAAATGCAATATATAATAAAGGGGAGCGGAAAAAGGTGTAACCTGTAACCTTTTCGCCTATCCGCAGCGGACTTTTCCGTCGGAAATGCTGTCCATGTACTCGTGCCACATTTCGTTGATGTGCGCATCGATTTCCGCCTCCTTTTTCCTCTGGTTGATCTTCTTGGTGAAGTAACGGCATCCGGCAGTGAACGCACTCCTGTACATGTAGCTGTAAGGATTGGCACCTGGCCTGATGTGTGACATGGATCCCCAGCAGTCGATGAACGCGGCATCATATACGCCGTCCTTTTCTTCCGTGCTGCGCGGGTTTATCTTCGGGTTTTCCATGACGATGTTGACTACAGTCCGTACATGGTCATAAAGCCGCTGTGTTTCTGTTGTGGATATTGTGTTGCTGTTGAACTTTTCGACCAGCCTTGCAAGATCCTCTATGTCGAGGTCATAGCCCAGCACATAGTCGCTGTCGGTATACTTTGCGTTGCGGTTTCGTTTACGGTTGACTTTCGTCCATACTAGAAATTCCATTATATGCCCCATCAGGCCCTTTTACAGTTAAATTACATCATATGCCGAATACTTATTAGTAGTCGATCAAAGGGCGTCGTCCCAAGGAGTTTATGATGGAAAATCCGAGCAATATTGTTCCAGACCAGCTTATCGTATTGGAAGGCGACGCCGGTCTTGTGCCGAAGGCGGAACCAGCAGATGCTGGCAAAGTATTGGGTGTCTTGAACGCATCCGGCGACGTCGGCTGGGTGGTCGACCAGTCCGGCACGTTTATCCAGCAACAGGCCAATTGGAGTGAAACCGACTCGTCCAAGGTTACGTATATCGAAAATAAGCCGGATCTGTCCATATACGCCCAGTCTTCAAGCCTATCCACAGTCGCTTTCAGCGGTAGCTACAACGATTTGAGTTCCAAACCGGAAATCCCATCGAAGACTTCCGACCTAACAAATGACTCTAATTTCGTCACCAGCAGCGACCTTGCCACCGTGGCGGAGACTGGCTCTTACACCGACCTCAGCAACAAGCCGGATCTGTCCGTGTATGCCACGACATCGGCTATGGAGACAGCCCTTGCTGGAAAACAAGCAACGATTTCTGATCTCGACTCAATCCGTGCTGGTGCCGCCGCTGGTGCGACTGCCGCCCAGCCGAGCGACTTGCCGACCAGCGACGAGCTTCTTCCTAGCGCATCTTCCGGCGATGCTGGAAAGGTTTTGACCGTTGGCAATGACGGAACTGCAAGTTGGATTACGCCATCTGCTGGAACGGTCTATACACCGGGCGATGGTGTGGACATTACAAACAACGTGATCAGTGCCGATGTTGATGGAACGACTATCGGTATCGATGCATCGACCAAGAAGATCAAGTCCTTACAAGTTATTCCGACCAAGACATCGGATCTGCAAAACGATTCTAACTTCGTAGTTGCAAGTTCCTTGGCGACCGTTGCCACATCGGGTTCTTATGCTGATTTGAGCAACAAGCCGAGCATCCCTTCAGTGGATCAGTCTTACAATGCCAGCTCTAGCAATGCCCAATCTGGTGTTGCCGTTGCACAGGCCATTGCTGCAATCCCTGCTCCGTCCGTGGACGAAGTTCCGGCAGTGACCAGTTCCGATGACGGTAAGGTACTCAAGGCTACGTATTCTGGTGGACAGGGAAGCTATGCGTGGGGTACCGACAGCGATACAACCTACACGGCTGGTGATGGCATTGACATCACGTCAGGAGAGATTTCTGTCGATTACGACACGAATACGTTGGACGTTGTCGGACAAACCATTGTAGAAAATGTGACTCAAAGAAGTTCTTCCGGGCTGTTCTTGCTTCCGTCCAGCGTGGCAGCATTATTGTCCCAGCAAGGCGATACACAGGTGACGGTTCACATTCCAGCAAATACGCTAAAGAATGAAGACTTTTTGATTGATACTGTTGGTGAAGTCACATACAGACTTACTCTTTACGCCACAGACTCCCCGTCCGAATCTTCTGTTTCTCTGTTCTCTACACCAATAGAGTACACGTTAGATATCGACCAAGCTGTGTTTACTGAGCAAGATATTGTATTCAGTTTGCCAGCAAGCATAGCGAATCAGTGGAGTCAGAATCTGTCAAGTGCTGTTGCCTTCAACATTTGTGGACAAAAATATTCTACTCCGGCGACTAGTTCTACGGGAACGGTGGTCATAGGGGACTTGTCTACAGACCCGATCACCTTCACCTTTGTAGACACTTCTGCAACAAAGTTAGCGGTCAAGAATCCGCTTCCGGCTTCCGCCCAGGCAGATAGCGGCAAGGTTCTCAAGGTAAACGCATCTGGCAATGCCGAGTGGGGTACTGACGGATTCACGACCACGGCTGGCATCACCGACATCCAGGTCGTGAACGCATTACCAGCAAGCCCGGTTGCTACCGTATTGTACCTTCTCCCAGAGACTTAATGGAGGCATCATGTCCATTAGTTTAGGTTCAACAAACTTCGGCTCGCTCTATCTTGGTAGCACCAAGATAGTCGAAGCCTATTTAGGTTCTGCTAAGGTATATGGCCCGGCTCAGCCAGATCCCTTTAATCCGCTCGGATTGCCTCCGTATACGATGCGATTCCAGTTTGCAGATTCTAATTATAATCCATCAACAGATTCATCAGATTCAGGCCATTGGAAAACTGGTTCTACATGGACAAATGTATCATCTAGTCCAAATGTGTGGGATTATACGTATCAAAAAAACGACTGGAGTTACGCATTTAGTAATATTCCAACGTGGCAATATCCTTATGGCACAAACGTATCGGTTCTAGGAGCAAATACTAGATCGGTAAACAATATGACTAGTTTATTTAGTTATACAAAGCTCATGGCGATTGAACCGTTTAGTTTATCTGGTATAACTTCCATGTCTTACATGTTTGCTCACTGTGATTTGCGGAACACTGCGCTTCCGTTATTTAACACATCCACAATCACGGACATGAGTTACGTGTTTGAATATGCTGTATTCGGAAATTATTCACAGTTCCCTAACGGATATACTATACCTAATTGGGATGTATCCCATGTAATTACTATGACTGGTATATTCAAAGATACTAAGGCATCTAACTCGCAAGCTGGCGTTGTAATCCCGTCCACCTGGTCAACTTCCATAGCGCTCCTAAGAATTCCATATGCTTTCAAGAATGCGTATGTATGGAATGCGCAGAATCTGTATACAAATAATGTTGAAGAGTTTCAATATGCGTTTGCTGAATGCTATTTTATGGATAACGGCAATTACCTACCAGCAATAAATACAGATGGAGCAAGAAATGTAGAACGTATGTTTAGTGGCAATAGTTACTGCAACGGCAATATACTGAACATGTATAACCAACTAGCAGCTAACCAAAACATATTTAATCATTCAAAATGTTTCTATAACTGTGGTTCTAGTACAACGGACGGCCAAGCCGAGCTTGCTCAGATACCATCTGATTGGAAATAACCTAATTCCATATTGGAGCCAGATTTTTCCTCCTTAGTTAGCTGGCTCCAATTACGTGCCGTGGCGGGACATTACGCCACGGCACTACTTATTTCCAGTAAATTGGGCGATTCCCGCCGACAAGACGTTTTAAAAGAAGAGGAAATGCGATGGCACTGAACTATCTATTATCGCCGGAGTTTCAGATCTGCACCACGAGCGGACGCCCCGATACGGGTGGATGGATTGAAACATATCTACACGGTACGCGAGAAAAGTACTACTGCGCTCTCGATTGGTCAGGCACATTGCATCCATTCCGCATTCCTCTTGACTCGCTTGGATCCAACGTCGTTCTTGCTGAGGAAGGCAGATCCTATGACTGCTATTTCTATAACCGCTATGGCAGCCTCTTGATGAGCCGCTACAACATCCATCCGTCTTCCGGCGGCGGAATGGGCAGCATAACCAGCTCGGACGGATCCATCGAGGTGACTCCGACTGAAACAGGCGTAGATCTTTCCGTAAAGGGTTTTGAACCGTCCGTCATGCTGGCAGTTTCACGCACGGCTGTCGATGACGGACAGTTCACCTTTACGGCGCTGAAGACTACCGGTGAAGAAATATCGGTCGGAGAGCAGGGCCAAGTCATACTCAGCAAGGGATGGTTCCACTATGACATCGCCCTGGACATCGACTTCGGTGGCCTTCCGGCCAATGAAGTGGACATCATCACAGTGACCACGAATTCCGGTAGCCATGACTACGGCATCGACTTGACTTACCGCCATGCCGAAACGATCCATGTGTGCGGCGAGTACTATTCACCGGCTGCAGAAACCGTATTCAACGTCGGCATCGTCGGACTGCCAGTAGGCGTATCGGCTACCGTATATGACTTGGGCATCCATTCCATCAAGGGATTCGGCCAGAACGGCGCCTATGAGCCTGTACAGAGTGACTGGCAGGAAGACGACGATAGCCAGCCGTCATTTATCTTGAACAAGCCCGACTTGACCCAGTTTGTTACGCAGAGCCAGCTGAACACGCTTGCAAATACGGTCTCCAACCTACAGAGTGCAGTGTCTACATTGCAGTCGCAGATGTCTTACTGGATCGGCCAGATGAACACGCTGAGCGGACAAGTCAGCACAAACACGTCCAACCTCGGCTCGCTCAATACAAGATACGCCGCCCACGGCAACAACTACGACCCAAGCACTCATACGCTATCGCACGTGCTCTAAAGTGAAGTAATTTAGGGCAAAAGGAGATTGCGATGTGCATTTTTGACGTAGACAAGAACCATCGGCGTTGGCGAGAAGACCCAAGCTTGAGTCTAAACGATAACCTTTTCCTTGGTTCTGTCCATTTCACGCAAGTGTTTTTCGGACGCTATCATATCACTCGCCACCAGAATGAACATGACTATGACGACATGGCTGCTGATTGTTCCATCGCCGTGTATGAATCGGCCAAGAACCACATCGACACGTGGGACAAGCAATTCCGTCTTGACCAGTACATCTATTATAGGGCATGGAGCACTGTCGGTCAGTGGTTGAAAACGTATTTCGCCAAAAAACGGCGAAGCCCGATCGATGTGCCGAAATTTGCCGACAACAGACTAACGCCGGTCGAATCTGACGTCACAATCGACGAAATCAGCTCGAATAACTATGAACAGGGATTGCGTTACGTTGTATTTAAGGAATCGCCGTTGTCGTATTACGAGAAGAAGCTGTCCAGTGCTGCACAGAGCTATCTTGAGTACCGGGATGAGTGCATCGACATGGGCATCGATCCGGTAGATCCGGAAGACTTCCTAACAAACAAAAATTCACTGGGGACAGACCTACGTTATCTTTCGAAAATTTTAAACGAAAGTCCTAAGCCAAGGACATCAAAAACAAAGTCTCCGGTGTCCTTGGTTAAGATTAAAAACTCAACCTAAACAGCTTTTTCGATTTACGGGGCATCGGAGAACTTTTTGGAGATTTGAATATGGCACGTCAGAACAAAATAGCTGCGAATTTGCAGCAAGACTACACGGAAGCCGAGAAGGCGCAAGCAAGAAGGAACATCGGCCTTGCCGAAGTGGCCCATACAGGGGACTACAACGATCTGGTGAATAAACCGCAGCAGATCAGTGGCCAAGTACAAAGCGATTGGGCGCAGACAAACGAGAACGCTGTTGACTTTATCCGTCATAAGCCAACCATTCCGACTCCGCAGACAGTGAACGACGGAACGCTGACCATCAAGCTAGACGGAACCACCGTACAAACCTTCAGTGCAAATGATAGCTCCGACAAGACGGCCAATATCGTACTGCCGCAGGTCTACGCAATACAGAACACCCGTGAACCTTATTACCCAAGTTCTACAAGCTGGCCGGTCATCGGCTACCTGAGTGACGACGGTGCAACTACCGTTTGCACTGTCAAGTTCCCGTCCGACGTTACTACGAAGAACATATCGGTTGCAAACAACGGAACGATAACATTCCAGAAGAAGGGCGTCTACCATATCCACATGGAAATCCCGGTAGAGGTTACACACGCGGCC